ATCTAAGACTAAGCAATCTTGCTTTCCATCGCTTAGACGCAATCCACGCCCAATTATTTGCTGTAATAATGCGGCTGACTCGGTAGCGCGTAAAATTGCGACCACGTCACAATGGGGCGCATCAAATCCAGTCGTTAAAACCGCCACATTTACTAAATATTTTAAAATCTGCGCCTTGAATTTAAGCAAGATTATTTCACGTTCATTCGCTGGCGTTGACCCTGTGACAATGGCGGATAATTCTGGCGGTAAAGATTCCATGATCTCACCAGCGTGTTGAATCGTAGCTGCAAAAAATAACACGCCTTTGCGATTGCGTGATTGTTCGATAACATCCGCTACGATCTCAGCAGTCAACCTGCCTTTGCCGTGATAAGCCTTATCAATATCATCTTTGCTAAATTTACCCATTGCGTTGGTTTGCATTTCAAGCGTTTCATAATGCTTGCTGTGGATTGCACCGACAACAGGTTGGCACAGATAGCCTTGCTGGATTAACTCACGCGCGGTAATTTTATAAATCAGCCTATTAAAATACGGGTCGCGTGTTTTGCTTTCGTGCAGTGCTACCCCGCGCAAGTCGTGTTTGAAAATGTAGCCGCGAAAAGTTTTATAAGGAGTCGCAGACAACCCAATGACTCGTAAATTTTCATTAAATACTTTCATTTGTTCAATTATTGATTCAATAGTATTTGATACCTTATGTGCTTCATCAATAATAACAGCCGCAAATTGACTGCCAAAACGATCTAATTGGTTTTTTATACTCATTGGAGTTCCAACAACAAAAGAGTGTTTTAAACACGTTTCACCAGCACTAGCACTAAATAAAGATACTTCGTTTCCAGTATTTTTTATTTTTTCAGTATTTTGCTGTAACAGCTCAAGCGAAGGAACTATCAACAAAACGTGTTTTCCTTTACTTAATTGATTTATTTTTATTGCTATTTCAGCGCATATTAAAGATTTTCCGGCACCTGTAGGAAGTTCTAATACGCAAGATTGTGTTGATTTTTTAACCCAATCAATAACAGAATTTACAGCATCTTCTTGGTAGTACCTTAAATTTAATGACACTTTACACCCCATCCTGTTTTTGTTTTTTTTACTTTTCCAGTTACTAATCTTGAAACACAACTTTTAGTTAATTTAAATTTTTTATAAAAATCATTTTGATATCCTATGAAAATATCTCCATTTTCATTATAAAACTCAAAAACATTATGTTTAAAAGCATGGTTTTTTATTCCGATTTGAGCATCACCTATTTTTTTTGAGTGCTCGGCAGATTTCTTTTTTCCTCTAAAATGATTTTTATCGCTTAACATATAGTCGCGCAATTTTTGCAATGATTCTGGTTTATGTTTTTTTCCTTTCATTGGCCCGCCAAATTCTAAGGCTCTTTTTTTTGATATTTCAGATAATCTTTTTCTTTCTTCATCACTAATCTTTCTTTTATAAAAAGGGCTATTTTTTCCACAAAATCTACCCATCAATGTTTTTGATATTTTTTCGCATGTTTCTTTTGTCCTTGATTTTCCAGACCAATATTTTATATTTGATACAATAAGAGCTTGTTTATTTTTTGATTGCTCATAAATAACTCTGCTTTTTTTATATTTTTTTGATGTTGTCATCATCCATAATGCGTTTGACATTTTGCCACCATAAATTTTGGCAAGTAATTCATGTGCAAAATAATGATCTTGCGGAGTAAGTTTTATTAAATTTGATTTATCATTACTTCCTCCTAATGATTTAGGAAAAATATGATGTTTTTCACAATATCCAACTGGTACTTTATTAAGTCTGTCAGAAATAAATTGATTATATATTTTTTGATAATTCATGTTGTATAACTCCAGTTAAGTTATCAGTAGAAGGTTTGCGTCAATCCTTACTGAAGGGACTTATCGGCTGGCCGGCCTAGACGCACGTTAATTATAACATTTATTTAAGACAACCTCCAATACTCACTCGCTGCACCCATGTAAGGCGTTAAATCTGCGTTAGGTAGCAATTCTTTGACGGCTTTGGCATAACTTACCGCGCCTTTTTTGACTACTTTTGTTAATTTATGCCCATTGATTTCGCTGTCTTGTTCGTTGCAATCTCTCACAATATGCTCAAGAACACCTTTTTTAATGGCTTCAAGCTCTGCGATCTGCGCAGATAACTCAAAATAATATTCCACGCGGTACGCTGTCGAGTTTGCGTTATTGGTGGCGCGTTTATCCTGCAAATACTTTTCTGGGTTATCACGCTCAATCAAATACTCGTCATGGAAACTTTTTAGAATAGGCAGGTGTTTGTTTATCCACTCACGATCATAATCAACGTTTTCTATTTGGTCACCATGTGGGCTCCATTGGTAAAAATGGCATACTGTCACATGTGTTACAAACAATTGCACCTGAATTTGTGCATAATAATGCGGTTGATCTAATATTGATTTAAACACAGGTGGATTTTTATCACGTTGACCATACGGGCATTTAATCTCGATTAACTTATCAAAACCAACAAATCCATCGGGACTTGCACCAAGCCAGTAATCATGCGTATAAAACCCGCATTTTTCTACCATAACACCAGTTCTAAACTGGTAATCCGTTTTTGCTAAAACTTCGTGAAACGTACCATAGTCTGTGGCTTGGTTGCCTTTAAATTCACGCTCTGCATTGTGATATTCACGCACCATGTTACGCATAACATCTTCGCGTTTCATAAATGGGGATAATCCAAGTATTGCGCCAACGCTTGACGCGGTAATACGTCCCACACGTTGTGCAAACCATTCTGGCGATCTTTGCTCTATCATTTTATTATTTACCTTTGGTTGTTGCACGTCCTTGTGCGGTTATTGGTTAGTGATCAGAAAGGAATTCCATCTTCATCATCAATAATTTCAACTGGTGCTACTTTTACAGGTTCTTCAACACTGCGTGGTGACACTGCCGCAACCCAATTTCCTGTTTTGTCGTTCATCTCCCATACCATGACTTTAATCAGCATAGGCTTTTGCATAATGTGAATTAACGTTTCATTAGTTGGCTCTTTATCCGATTTCAATAATTTGCCACCTGCATTTTTATCAATAGCTGCTAGCATTTGCTTTGCTTTGTCTGCTTTTTTGTTATCGGCATCAAAAATGCGCACCTTTTGAAACACTTTACGGTTTTTATATGTGTCTGGCTTTGCAACTGTCCATGTCAAACTCACATATTCATCACCTTGATAATCAGCAATGCTGGCTTCAGTAATCATAGCTAAACAAGTGGTGTTTTCTGGTATCACCGTCATTCCGCCACCAGATTCAAACTTGCCTGTTGTTTCAACTGCTTTGTTTTCGCTTGTTGTCCAAAAACTCATATTATTCTCCTAAAAATTTTAATAGTGGGTTAACCCCGTGTTGTACAAAAATATCTTCTGTGATGCCCATTCTGTTTTTAGATACAGAACTTGCTTCACTTGTGCATTGAATGATTCTCTCACCCGTGCTTTTTGCTTTTGATTTCTTTTGTTCATCTTTCATCACAAAAGTTTCAAGGCGCATAAAACCCACAAAATCTGCATCGTCCGTATAATGACTTTGCGATTTTCTCTCCATTTTTAAGCCATATTGTTGAAATGCCTCACTGTCTGGCAAATCAATTGTGTTTAATTCTGCATGGCTTAAAAAAACAACGTTCATGTCTTTTTTATCCACTAAAATCTGACACGCTTTGCGCACTCTGCCGTGCATACTGCTCAACGCTTGATAACCTGCGCCATAACCGCCCATTGCAAGTGCTAAGGCTTTTGCACTGGCGTTTCCTTTGGTTATCTCGTCAGTAAACAGACGATCTAATTTACTGATTGAATCAATCACCAATGTTTTATACTGATGATCTTCATTGATTAAAGTTAACAATTGATTGTAAATATCGTCAGAACTGGTAAGTAATGGAAAGGCGTCAGGCATTACGTTTGAAGGAACAGCAGACAAACCATCTTCTGCTCTGATAAAAATAGGCGCGGGGAATGTGCTAGCTAGACTGGTTTTGCCAATACCTGCACCACCATAAATGGTAAAAAGGCGGTATTTGTTGACGGGTTTGCTAATCGTGTTTAAAAGGCTCATTGTGTTGCGCTCCGCATTGGGATTAAAAAAATTTTTCTTTACTACGGTTACAATTTTAATCAATTTAATTTATAATGTAAACATATTTTTTTAAATCTTAAAATACAACAAGGAAAACACACAATGACAGCAGAACAAATTAAAGAAAAACTCCGTTTAATGAACA